TTAAAAGTAACCTCATCAGCTACTTTAACCGCAACTAGAACTTTAACTCTAGCACCTAACACTGTATCTAAAACTTGGATTATTGAAAACGCTACAACTGGCGGTCAATCCATAAGCATTTCTCAAGGTTCAGGTGCAAATGTCACCATTCCAAATGGCGATACAAAAATTATTTATACAGACGGAGCAGGAGCAGGAGCTGCTGTTACTGACGCTTTTGCTAACTTAAATGTTGGTGATTTAACTGCTACAAACATAGCAGGAACTTTATCTACAGCAGCACAACCTAACATTACAAGCGTTGGTACGCTGACAGGTTTCACATCAACTGGTATTGACGATAATGCAGATGCTACTGCTATAACTATTGATAGTAGTGAGAATGTTACTTTTACAGGTACTGGACAAGCAACAAGACTTGGTTTGGGTGTTGCACCACACGCAACAGCAGCACTTAGCATTACAACCACAGACCAACATATTCGATTAAATAATGGTGCAGAGCTTGGTATTATAGAATTAGATTCTGATGGTAAGATAAACATTTGGGCACATGGTGATGGCGAAACTATTAATCTAAAGACTGGTACTGGCTCGGGTACTGATGTTCTTAGTGTAGTTGGAAATAATGTTGGAATTGGTACAACTTCAATAGATGAAAAACTACACGTTCAAGTTGCTTCAGGTGATGCTGCATTAAAACTAGAAGATGCTACAAGTTATATGCGAATAGACCAAAACTCTATAGGTGCAGACACTGTTTTAAGATTTAAAACGGGCAGTAGTCTTGATGAGAGAATGAGGATTGATAGTTCTGGAAATGTTGGAATTGGTACGACTACTTCAGGTCATCCTTTAGCAGTTCAGGCTACTAGTGCAACCAACCCCCAATTACACTTTGAAACATCAGCTTATGGAAATGCATATGGAACAAAGATTCTTGTGGCTAGTACGAATGAGGCAGGAACAACATCTTCTTTTTATAACCTCTATAAAACAACAGCTTCTGTAAATGGAAGGTCAGATGTTCAACAGCATCTTTCTTTTGTTGGTAGCAGTGCAGCATCTGATTATCAATACTGGTCTACTGGTGGCTCAGAACGCATGAGGATTGATGGTTCTGGAAATGTTGGAATTGGTACGACTAGTCCTTCTGGAAAATTACATGTTAACACTGGAGCTAATACTACTGAAGGTGCTCCACATCTAAGACTTGAAGGTGCAGGTTATTCAGGATTCCACTTCTTAGATGGTACTGCATATTATATAGGTCAAAATTCTGCTGGAAGAGCTTTAAGAATATACTCAAGTGCAGAAACGGCAGGTGTTAATTTAGCAGCAGGTGGAACTTCTTGGGGTACTTTTTCAGATGAAAGGCTAAAAGAAAACATACAAGACATAGGCTCTGTAATTGAAAAAATAAAAGATATCAGATGCGTTACTTATAACAGAAAAGATGTTGATGATGAAAATAAAATTGAGACTATAGGTTTTATAGCACAAGATTTTATTGGTAAGTTTGACCAAGTATTAGATGAGTCAAAAGTTTTAGATTCAGATGAAGAAACTCGTTACTCTATAAAATATACAGAAACAATACCAGTATTACTTAAAGCCATCCAAGAACAACAAACAATAATAGAGTCATTAGAGGCTCGTATAACAGCTTTAGAAAGCTAATAAACCAAGAGGAAAATAAAAATGGCAATATCATATACATGGGATGTAAACACAGTAGATGTATACCCTACTGACGAAGGACACAGCGATGTGATTTATAACGTGCATTGGAGATTAAACGCTACCGATACTGAAGTCGATGCAGAAGGTAATCCTTATGTTGCTTCAGTCTATGGTACTCAAGTATTAAACACATCTGATCTTTCAAACTTTACAGACTTTGACAGCGTGACAAGCTCACAAGTACAAGGTTGGGTCGAAGGTGCAATGGGAGCAGAAGAGGTGCAATCTTTAAAAGATAACCTTGATGCAAACATAGCAGGGCAAATCAATCCAACATCTGTAACAAAAAAATTATCAGCATAAGTGAATGGCATTATTCCCAATTACTCCACCCGCAGGCATAGTCAAGAACGGAACTGATTATGGCAACAAAGGTCGTTGGGTTGACGGGAATTTAGTTCGCTTTGAAAATGGCTACCTAAAACCTATAGGTGGCTGGACAAAACTTAGAGCTACAGCACTAGATGGCGCACCCATTGGGATGTACGCCTACAACGATAACTTGGGCCAACCAGTATTAGCAGTTGGCACAAGAGAAAAAGTTTATGTTTTATACGACAACACCTGGACTGATATCACACCAGTAGGCTTTGTTAATGATGCAAGTAATGACCCTCTTGGTTTTGGTGCATACCATTACAATGTTGAAGATTATGGTGATGCTCGTTCACAATCAGGTTTACCTTTAGATACAGGTCATTTTTCTTTTGACAACTGGGGTGAACATTTAAACTTCTGTTTTTCTGGTGATGGTAAGATTTATCAATGGCGACCAGATTCAGCAGGTGGATCACCCGATACCATAGCCACAGTCGTATCTAACGCACCCACAGGATGTCAAGCCATTATTGTAACCAACGAAAGACATTTGGTTGCCATAGGTTCAGGCGGAGATCCAAGAAGGATTCAATGGTCAAACAGAGAAGATAATACCAACTGGACATCTAAAGCTACTAACACCGCAGGTGATTTACAAATCCCTACAGGTGGTAGAGCTGTCATGGCAGCATCATTTGGTAATGACATTATTATCTTTAGTGACACAGGTATCAGCAGAATGTTCTATGCAGGATCACCCTTTGTTTATGGTATTGCTGATGCTGGAACTAACTGTAAAGCAGTCAGCAGAAGATCCATTGTTTCTACTGGTAACTTCCTAGCATGGATGGGTGAAAACTCTTTCTTTGTTTACGATGGTACTGTTAGAGAAATACCATGCGAAGTGCATGATTATGTTTACGATCAACTTAATGTACCAGGTAGAAAGGCTTGTTGGGGCGGACACAACTCTAACTTCAATGAAATATGGTGGGGATTCCCAAGCGGTGAATCACAATACGCACCAAACAAATATGTGATTTGGAACTATGGTGAAAATGTTTGGTCTATTGGTGAACTAGATAGAGGCTGTTGGGTTGACCAAGGTGTCTTTGATTATCCAACTTCAGCAGATAACGCTGGGTTTGTGTATCAGCACGAATCAACTGTATTAGGTAACTCACCTAATTTAGGCTCTGCTGTTCCATATGCGACCTCTGGGCCTATCGAAATAGGCAATGGTGACAATTATGTCCAATGCAATCAAATCATTCCAGACGAAGAGGCTAACACGCTTCCAGGTGTCACCCTTAGTTTCAAAGGTAAATTTACTCCACTCGGTGCAGAAACCGACTTTGGCAGTTTTACTTTTGAAAGTGATGGTTATACCGATGCAAGATTCACTGCACGACAAGTACAAATGACAGTCACAGGCAGTACCACACAAGACTTTCAAGTAGGAAAAATTAGATTAAACATTAGACCAAGAGGTAAAAGATAATGGATTTATCCTCACAAAGACAGTACATACAAAGAGCAGAAACAGCTCATGTGATACTCACAACCACAGATTTAACAACACTCTACACATCGCCTAGCGGTGGTGATTTTGATTTTTCTATTGTTCAGTCTATCTTGGTATGTGACCATGACAATAATACAACAAACATTACTGTGACTGTCACACATGATGCGACAGTGTATAACCTGTTTAAAGAGTTTACGATTGCAGCCTACACCACCGAAGAGCTATTAAGTAGAAGTATTATTATCCATCAAGGTGATATCTTAAAAGTACAAGCCAATCGTGCTGGTAATTTAACTGTTTATGCAAGTATCGTTGAGTATGGAAAAGGCGATTAATAAAGTCACGCCAATTAAAAAAGAACCCAAAGAATGGGAAGTACATTGGCAACGCTGTAAGCCATATATAGCAAAAGCTATCAAACATCAAGATTCCTATACAATAGACGATATAGAGGATAAAATAAGACATGGAATATTCCATTTATGGCC